CAGAACCTGCTTTATCAACAGTTCGGAAATCACCATCTTCTGCAAGAAGATCGTAGTACACGTCCATAGAAACAACATAGACGAGGTCAGCAGGATTAATACCATACTTACCCATAGCAGCGCGACCGGCTTCCAACATAGCAGTACCAAAAACAGGTAATCCATCAAGCTGTGCAAGCACAGTAGTTGGGGCAGACTGGAGACCAGTACCTTTGTCAGAACCGTTTCCGCCAGCGATACCAGCGATAACACCTGCAGTACCATAAAGAATGGCCTGATCAGTTGCTACACCGTGTGCGCGTGCAAGGCTTGAAGTAATCATGGGGATAAACGAGATCAAAGAAGTCTCATCCACATCATTATCAATCATCTGACCTGCTGCGAGACGCTGAGTGTTCAGTACGCGGTTAGCCACGTCGAACTGGCCGTTAGTTCCACCAACTGTATCCAAACGGTCGTTAGGAGTATCGATATTGTAGGTAGTTCCGAAAGTTGCAGGATTAACATCCGCAACGAAAGGCATTACTGTAGCACCTGAAGTAACAGCGATTTCTCGGAACAAGCCCATGAGCTTAGTTTCGAGTTTAACTTCTTCTTCAAACTGCTGAGTTACAGTAATATCCAGATTACCGGCTGTGGTTTGTGCACCAAAAGAAGTAGCCTTCTCAGTTACTTCCTGACCTAAGCTAGAATTCCAGCCTTTGCCAGTGATGGCGCCGTATACTTTAGCTTCAAGTACTTCGCGACCATAAACTTCTTGGGACTTGTGTGAGAACTCATACTTGCTGTTACGCATAGATTCAAGTTCGTCAGCCTTCTCTTTAACTTCGCCTTCAAATTTCTTGGTAAGCTCAAAGATTTCATCTGCTTTTGCAGCTTCAAATTCTTTTTGCATATCTTCTACCAAGCGCGTAGAACCTGATTCTACACCTGATATGATTGCGGTTTTAACTTCTTCCTCTTGCTGAGCTTTGGCGTCTGCAGTTGCAGTTGCTTTCTCATCAAGTTCTTTTTGTACAGCCACATCGGCTGCTTTTTGCTCGGCTTGCTTCATTGCGATTTTAGCAGCAGTTTCCTCAGCTACTTTTTTAGCAAAAGCTTCCAAGTCAACGGGTTGAGTTGTCTCTTCAGACATTTGTATCTCCTTTTGGACTTGCGTCCCGTCACTAATAGTGAAAGTTTTTTTGAAATCCTCGTACTCTGACATAGAGTCAAAAGATTTCGCTAGTGAAAAAGTAGCTGATTGATTACACGGTACCGATACTACCGATACTTCAAACAACTCAGCGTCCTTTATTCTTAATCCGTCGGTTTCCTCTAAATAATCAGCGTCCTTGACTCGAAAACCAACAGAAAAGGCTCCAAGAACACCGTCTTTAACTAACTCAGCTACATCACCAGCAGACTTGCTGATTTTTGCAGTGAGCTCCAATCCATTTTCAGTGCTATTTAAACCTGTAGCTCTGCCAATGGGTCGGTTATAATCGTGATTGAAAAGAATAATAGGATTCTTTTCGAAGTTACTTAGTCCACCCTTAGTCCACGCGTCAGCGGAAATAGAATCGCCTGCGCGATCAAAGTCTGCTGTACTCGCCATACCTTTGATCATGATACTTCCATCATCCTCAGTATGTGACTTAAAAGTAGAGGTAAGATTAAATATTTTTTCCATTATCTCCTCCTAGCCCTTCTTTTTTAACCTTAGGGGCTGCTTTAGCTTTAGGTTTTAAGTCCGCAGCTTCTGGAGTAAGAGACTTTAATCCCCAAACTATGCTATCCCAGGAGCTAGACCATACCTCATCGTCAAGGTAGGAGGCTTCAAACCATTTGGTTTTACAGGCTTCTTCTTGGCTTATAAGGTACCCTTGTTTAACAGAAATTGCCGCTAAACCTTTCAAAGCTATATGCTTATGCTTCTCGTGTAAATTCTTTGCTTTAACTCTTTTCATTCTTCTGGCTCCTCCACGGGCCTTCCGCCTTCATCGGGGTTTGCTGCTGACCCTGCTATGTTAGCGGGGACTCTAACTTCATCCTGCCCTTCTAAAGCTTCAAAGCCTAGTTGTTCTCTTGCTTCGTTAATGGTTATAATTCCACCGTTCACTAGAGAAGTATAGTACTGAGATTGATCCCGTAGCTCTGGTTGTAAGGCAGGAATATCTGTAACATCCTCCTTTATACTAAAGCCAAAAAATCTCTCGAGACCAAAGTTGAGTTTCCTAACGATAGGAAGTATAGTCTCCAAATAGTACAGTCTCATATTCGGACGTATGTTTGCGTTATTACCAGAGTCGAGCAAAATAGGAGGTACTCCTATTGCCTTTAATATTATCTTTTCGTTGTCTGCAATGGCAATCTGAAAGTCAAGTTCTTTGAAATTGACATTTGAAATTGAGTCCACTTCGATGCCACCATCGAGGATCAGGGGTCTACGACCTCCTGCATCCGGCTTGTATCGTATCTGCCAGGATTGTAACATCCTTTCTTTAATTTTCTCAGATAGAGTATTAGGGGATTTAAGTACTAAACCTGGTACTGCTCCATTCTTGAAGAAGTTATCCTGGAAAGCTCTCATACTTGTCATCAAAGCCATTGTACGAACAGCGGGCTTGAGACGTGAGACTCCTCTATACTGGTCATGGAAAGAGTTTTCTTTTATGTGTATTATCTCTTGTGGGGTGTAGTCTACTTCGTTATAAGTATACTTCTCAACAAAAGTTTTAGGGTCTCCATGTATTGTAATTTTGTCGGCAGGGATGTGGTAAAGGTGCGCACCATCATAGTAGATAAAGATGTTACCGTCTAAGATATAGTCGGTGATTAAGTTACGCTTGAAAGAGTTAATGTCTTGAAAGAGGTTAGGCTCTTCGTTTATAAGCCTGTGTACTTTAGACCTCTTTATACCCTTTATAACCCCGGGCATGCCTATAGACTCAAGTACCGCAGGAATCTCTGCACAGTCATCAACAACCATATTCACAGCGCGGTTGACGATCTCTAAGGTTTCATAGTACTGTTCATAACTTTGCGTATACTCGCGCGAGGATTGTGTCTGACCGAAGTATTGCTGGATAGGGTTAAGTTTTTCGTAAACTTCTACCCTGTCCTCTTCGGTTCCTCTGAAGATATTGTTATACCATGCCATTATGCTTTTCTCTTTGAATCTCGACCCACCGCATTTGTTTCTTTGCTGTGCCTAAACCGGGGTCTCTTCCGTATACTTTGTGTAACTGCAGGTGATGCTTGTGGCACAACGTAGCAGTATGATCGTACAGTTCAGCTTTATATTGTTCTATAAAGTCATCCCTGATCGCAAGTATGTACTCAGGATCAAGGTTATTATCTTTTAACCACTTATGTACTAGTGGTGCAAGGGTGTAGAAATGGTGAAAGTCCAGGGGTTCTGTCGCGTCACAAATCTCACAAGCCGAACCCTTTTCGTATTTATTCTTTGCCTTGTCCCGTATATATTTTACTACATCTCGTTTTAGTCTAGTCATCGGGTTCTTGAGATTTCTATTTTCGATTAAGAGAATTATATCTAGTTTGAGGTGCGATGTCAAACACTATTTTTGAGTAGGTATCCTAAAAACTTGTTGATGAAGTCTGAAAAGAGTAGAGTGCGTATCTTAACGCGTCCGCCATGTGCGATGCGTAATTGTGTTTCGGTTTCTCTCTTGCAAGGTTAGGATTGGGATCCCACTGGTATTGGTCCAACGCAGACAATGTGTGGCTACAACGCTGTTCAACAAACAAGGTACTGTTATCTACTATTGCTGCGACATAAGCGATGCCGTCAAGTACGGACTTCTTCGCGTTGATAGTAGAGATGTCGTAGTTCTGTGCAAAGTCGAATCGAGTCTGCTGTGCAGCCGAGTCAATGTAAATGTAGTCGATATCGTACTTGTGTATCATACCCTGTATATGTTCCGCATGTTTCTCGGTTGTCTGCTCTGCGTCCAGGTACTCGTCAAGTAAGTAGTACTTCTGAGTATCCCAGTCGTAGGCAATTACACAGAATGCGGTAGGGTCTCTGAAACCTACGTCCAACCCCGCGAAGACGTCCATGCGACTAGTATCTAATTCACTGCCATTTATGATGCACTCTTCGTGATCAAACGTCCATATCTGACCTTCGTAAGTATTGAAGTCAGCTTCGTACTCTTGCTTAAACTCTGCTTCGGACATAGATTTTCTAGCTTCCGCAATATCGCTTTCAGACATGCGAGGGTTATCCCTATAAGTAGCTCGAATAGACGCCCACTCAGGGAAGTCTTCCGAGAAGCCCCTCCAAAAGAATTCAGAGAACCAGTTGCTCTTTCCACGAGGTGTTGATATAAAGATTGCTTTCGAATTTGGTTTATCCAGTGTAGGACGTAGGGCTACGTTAAATGCATCCTTTCCATCCGCTAGGGCCGCCTCATCAAAGATGATTAGGTCGTAAGAGCGGCCAAC